AATGTTCTTTTGTGTAAAATAGTGTTTCTTTTTCAGCCCACTGTATATTTAAATCCATGTTTTTAATTTTATCAAACATAGTAGGATTTTCTTCTACAGACTGCTTACTCATCCACACAGTTAGTTCGTGGTGTGGTTGTTTCCAAGTAATAAGTGCAGACAATGCTGTAGAACTGTCTATACCACCAGAATACCAAACCCTGACAGGTTTATCCATATTCCAGATATCTACTGCTCTTTGATTTGTTATATCTTTGAAATTACGATTCCATCCTTCGGGTATTTCTGGTATAGGATCAAAATCTACATTGAGGAAATTATATTCACCAAACCTATCGTATGGCGCTGGACATTCTACCAGAGCCCCTAAACCATAAACATAGTTATTATACAATTCTCCAATATGAAGACTGTCATAATCTTCTAAGTCTAGAGGATTATAATTTTTTAACTCACTTTTATAGTCTTTAGTTAAAGTAAAGTTATTATGATTTATTATTTTCATGCATCATATTTGATACTTTGAAGCAGCCCTGGCGTAAACATATCATCATATTTTTCATACATGTACTCAGTTGCCTCTTTGAAACGTAGACGTTCCTTATCAGACATGGTGACTACCTTAATGGTATCTTCCTCACATTTAGACTTAACAACGTCAATGTCTTCTACAGACCAGACACGTTCTGCCCTAGCTGCATCAAAAGATGCATCTTCAATTTCGGTTTGCAACTCAAGATCAAGAGTGTTCCAGAAATCCTTAGCAACAAGAATTGTAGTAAGGAACAATGAATGTTCTGCATCGTTTATTGTGTCCATAAACTCATTCTGTTTCAAACCATAGAAACGAGGATAAGTAGACTCACCACCAACAATGACATCACCCTGTACGCCCTCGTTAATCTGCTCAAGTTCCATAGGAACAGGGACAGCACCAACAGCACTAAGAGTTTCTTCTGCGATAGGAGATTTGTTGCAACGCAACTTCTGTCCCTCAAAGTCTTCAATCTTGTGTAGTTCTACGTTAGCAGGGATCATTCGAAATCCACCAGAATAGGTAAACGCAAGACCTTGAACATTACTGTTATTATTAAGACCAGCAAGAAGAGATTTGCCGATATCACCCTCAAGCACTTCTTGTGCGTGATCATGATCTTTAAAGATAAACGGCATATCTAGGGCCCACATATCTTTTGCGTGAGTACGACCAAGAGTAGAAGTATACATCTGGGACATTTCAATCTCGCCATCCTCCATCAACTGAAGAAGATCGTGTTTCGTGATCTTCTGACCTGGCTTATATTTATCTGCATATTCTGATAGAGTTAAGATTTCCAAGTTAATAGCGCCCGGCATCTTCTCTTCCATAGTAGCTTTAAAATGTTTTGCTGCCCGAAGAAACAATTCAATTGGTTCGTGTGCAAGCACCCAACGGATGGTTTTCATTTGAGTCTCCTTTATATGCATCTATTTATAATACAATTTTGTCCGTTTCAGAAGAAACTTTTTTCCAATCAAACCGATTCCAAAGTCTTTCGTGACAGATGTATAAAATACTATTAATAACTAGTGCCATTAAGCCTACGACTAGACCTTTCATCCAATCTCCTGTAACAATCCACCCAATAATACTGTTGGTAATCATCATCCAACTTCTCCACGTTACCGCTTTTGCAATTGTACGTGGTAACTTTTCGAACCATATTGGTTTTGTAAAACTCATAATTATCACTCCTTATGATTATTTGCCTTTGAGCATTTTTTGTAATTCAGCAGTAGAACCCACAAATAGGGCATTAGTTACGTTCTTGGGTGCTGAGCCAGGAACGTCCTTTAGTTTATTCATCTTCTCTTGTAGATCACCTAATTTTTCGGTAACTTCTGCGACTTGTTTGATGAGGTTTCCAGCGACTTCGTAGGCTCTGGGGTGTTCTCCTTCTTTAGCAAGCTCGAGTATTCCATCAATTGCGGTACTCCCCTTCTCGACAAGAGCATAAAAGTTCTTTCTTTGATAAACGTAATCTGCCTCGATGTCAGCTTCGGAAGTTTCATGGGGTACGATTATTTCCTTTCCCATATTAATAACTTCACCCTTAGTTTCTGATTCTATTTCAATCACACCTAAAGCTTCATCTATCTTATTTGTTGACATTATACATCTTCACCTGTTACTGGGTCAAGAGATTTTGCATCTTCAAAGAAAGAAGATACTTCATTAAATCCAAAATTATCATCTGCATCTGCATCAATTGGATCAGGAGTCACTGTCAATCTTTGTTCACGTTTTGGAGATTTATCTGGTAAGTCTGTAAACTGATCAACCTTAGTTGTCCTGATAACCTTACTAGAAGTAACAGGGCCATAAAGATAAAACTTAGCAGTAAAATCTAAAGTGTAAATTAATGTAGTCCTTGCAGTAAAATCTCCCTGATATGTATCTTCATAATTAACAGAATTAAGCACTACAGGAACATCTCGTTTAATTCCCATGTCAACATTATCGTTCAATGTAATTGTATAGTCTGGTTGAAAATAAGGAAGAATTTGTTCTACAATCTGAAGTCCGTCATCTGATTGTTTTGCTAGAATGTATAACGAAAAACCAACATTATAAGGAACAGGCATATACTGAGTATCAAGTTGTTTTGATGTAGTACCTTTTACTTTCTTAAACTGCTGAACACGATTTAACTTACGAGCAGCATCATATGTAATTGAACTAATCTCAAAACCAATACGTGGAAGAGTTACCGCCACCTGTTTAGTAAGGTCTGCATCTTCACGCAAACGAACAAGAAACTTTTCTCTTGGCCCATATGCAAGAGGAACTTTCATAGATTGAGTAATCGTTCCAGAATTGTCTTTACGTACAAGTTGTATATCGTTAAACATACTACCAAATGCAATAACAACCTTACGAATTGTTTCGTGATAAAATTGTTGACCCAACATAATTAACTACTCCCAGCGTCACCGAATGGATTTGATTCAGAAAAATCTAAAACTGTGTCATCCAATTCGTCAAATAATTCATTTTGTGCGGTAGGATCAACACTGTTAGTATTCACTCCTCCACTCCCTATTATATAGTCTTCTGCAATTAACCAACCTCCATGGCCAGTATCAGCATTATGTTCCATAATAATATTCTCACCGACAGAACTAGAATCATCTTCACCTATTATATTATCACTATCTGTTTCATCAAGTATCAAACCATCGTCAATAAATCTTTCGAGTCTAAATGGTTCATTTTGTGCAACAGATTGTTGCAGTGTAAATTGATACTCTAAAGTATTATTTGATAACGCATCTTCAATTGCATCAATTGCAGTAATACCAGTATCCAAAGCTTCTGAGCTATATTCGAATAAACGACAACGTAATTTAAACACAGGATTGTTATCTAACTGATTAAATGGATCATCGTGATCTACAAAATTTATAGTAAATAATTTTCCAAGAGTAGGATGAAATATTGCATCTCCTTCTAATGGTCTATCAGAATCAGTTGCGTCTGTTTCTGAAATAAGATAATATGTACTACCTTCAAATTTATTTGTAGAAATAGTACCAGATTCCATAAGAATTGCACCACCAGAAGAAGTGTCTGTTGCATCCTCTATAGTAAATTGTTTTGTCTTATCTTGAAATCTTGTCTTACTTACAACAAAAGTTGCTTCACTTAAATTTTGTAATCCAAATTGATTCATAATTTCTTTTTCTCCAGCAAAACCACCGCCAGAGTCTTCCATGTACATTTCAATAGGAACTTGTGTTCTAAACTTAGATAAAGTATCTTCTCCTAAAACAGTATCTTCTGCAACAAGAGTTCTATCTAGGTAATACACATCATGTCCATGAATCTGTATCGCCTCTGCAACTAGATTTGCATATAGCCCTTGTTCTGAAGAAGTTGCTTGAAGATTGCTTGTATGAAAATGTTTATTGACAGCCATACTCTACCCCATACCAAGCATTATTGGGGGCTCGTTGCTTAGAATTGTATCTTCTACTTGTTTCTGCTCCTCCATACCTTGAGTATAAAGTGTGTCTCCATTCATAGTAACACCACCCAACAAGGCAACACCACTAAACTTAGAAAGATTTGCACCCCATTGTTTTTTAATCAAAGCAGTTGCATATCTTTTAAGTAGAATATCATCATAGATATCTGTATATGTTGTGGGGTCTAGTTTACGAAAACATTCAATTATAATGTAGTCTTGATTAGCAACAAAATCACCAGACCAATCTGCTTCAATAAACAATCTATTTTGATGTTGTAGATATCGAATAGGCTGTTCTCCAACAAGAATGTGTTGTAGAAAATCTAAGTTCATCATATTCATTTCATAGTGGATAATAGAGGTTGAAGATAGATCATACAATTCATTTAAATGTAACTGATATCGAGCATCAAACATATTAGCACCAGTGCCAGTTCCAGTAAGAGGAAATACTTGCACTACTGAAATTACTGAACTAGGTAAAGGAATGTAATTCTTTCCAGATAACCAAGTTGAGGAAACAGAAGAGTCTGATGTATCTGTAGCAGTAGAAGTCTCATTTGTAATTGCTCTATCTACATCGTCTTGTGTTATTAGATGTTTAAGATACATCCTTTCAACACCTTCGTAGTGATACTCTGAAAAATATTGTATTGCTTCGTCAATACGATCATCTGCCTGATCATCTGATACGTTAATATCGATAACTCCATCTCCTAGAGCTCGAAAACAATAATCTTTAAAAGTAGATTTATTAGTTGGAATGGCCATAGTAATCTCCTACCTCTATTTATAAATTAACTGTCTTGTTGCCAGACAATTAGGGCCAAACTCAACCCCCTTATCAATCCATTTGCCTCTTTTTTTGAACCCAACACTTTCATATGTTTTAAGTGCAGTTTTTCTAGGCATACTCCATATCCAAAAACATCCTTCATTTTTGCCTTGAATTATAGCTTGCATTAACAAAGTTTTACCATATCCATTACCTCTGTGTTCTTCACTAACCCACAATCCTCTAGATCGATATGTACCAGACCCAGTTTTAAAACCACTATTTACACCAACAATATTACCTTCAATTTTAATAACAAAAAAAGTTGGTTGATATTTATTAAAGATAGTGTTATCTTTAATTATATCTCTTGGTTGTTTCCAATAGAGACTGCTCATAGGTTCTATTTTACTAACTCTTTCTGGCCAGAGTTGTTCATTCCAAATAGGATAGACTTCTTCAAATGTAGATTCACGAACTTCCATATACATATATAGGTGTATGAGATTAGGGTTAATTGCAACATCAAGAAGTGGTAGTACATATTTTCGTAGGTTTCTTTGCAATACCTTTGGTCTTTATGATCCTGCTTCATGGTTAAAGAAGAATAATTATAAGGATATAGAAAAAGAAAACTGGGCAACCCAACCACACCTTCTTAAAATTCTACCTCATTATATACCAGAAGATCAACACTTCGGAGAAATGATTAGTGGATTTCCCTGTATTTGGTTATACAGAAAAGACGTACTATCACAATTTTTGAGTCATGTGACACGTTTGAGAACAAAAGTAAACCATATACATTACGAGAATGAAAGACCAGATATACCAGATAGTAGCCTGATTGCAACTAAAGAAGAGTTCGATAGGTTTATGACTAAACTAGAGCAGTTCTGGGATATTTACTATACTCATAATGACGGAGCTCTCATTGCATTTGAAACTTTTCTTGATGATCCTTTAGTTACTCTTTCCCACCTACAAGAACAGTATGGACTAAAAGCAGACAATACGGTGAGAACACAACTTACTATAAAATTAGGAATAGATTATGAAAAGAAGTTTGAGAATATTGAAGAGATCAAAGGATGGTTTGAGTGAGTGATTATTGTATAGTATGCGCTCCTCGTTCTGGTTCTTATTATCTAATGGAATATATGTGTAAAACTTTTAACCTTGCAGAAGGCAATGAGTGGTTTGGTAGAAATAAAGCAGTTAACCTTTCTAAACCTTTTGAGTTGAAACAGACAAGGTTAGATATAGATTGGACTGTAAATGAAGACCTACTTACACCAGAAGATATACAAAACAGACTAGATCATTTGCAAAATTTTCCTGTGCCTTTTTGTATAAAGGCTATGCCTCTACAGTTTACAAACACTGTAGAACAAGTAGAACTTCCCACAGAAGAGAGAATAGATTTTGCTTTTGAAATTCTAAAAGACTTTGACACAATATGGTTTCAACGTCTTGATAAAATATCACACTTCTGTTTTGAATTGACTGCAATGTTTTGCAGCCAACCAGACTATCCTAGAGACAGAGAGTTTTCTACATATGATCCAGAAAAAAGAACAGTACCAAAACCTAACACATTTACTGCAACCGAAAGAGACTTTGAAAAGTATATGTTTCGTGAAGAGTTTACGGATAAAGTAATGTCACATATTGATGCACCTCAGATAGTGTATGAAGATTTTGTTGAAAATCAAGATGAATGTATCATGGAAGTTGTAGAATGGTATGGTTTAGTTCCAAATTTTAAAGAAGAAAATAAAAAAGAAATTATTCATAATCCAGACTATACAAAAATATTTAAGAACTATAAGGAAATTGAGACATGGTTTCGTTAGACTATATGATAAAGGGTGGATGGATTGAAGGAAGGGGTGCTCAACATCATGATAATCCAGGCCCAAAGTTTATAGAACAACTAGCAAATTTATTGGTAGAATTGCACACATCAACATATGCAACATCACAATCTCCTATGTGGAATGTTGTTGAAGAGTTAGTTGAGTGGAATGATAAAGATGTATATTGTGAAGATGCTTTGTATGATCTGTATGCAATAAAATCTAATTTAATAGGAAATGTATCTCTGCATGGTGACTTGTGGAGACAAAATATACTATTAGATAAAGAAGGAAACCTAAACGGCTTACGTGATTGGGAAACACTATCTATTGGTGATCCTCACTGGGACTTCCGTATGATCAGACGTTGGATAGGATGGGAGGGTCTTGATAAATTATTATTTCTTTATAATTGTTCTGTAGATTGGCATTGTAATCGAACATACATTGAGATTTTAGACAGAATTTCTATTAGTCATTCTATACGAATACGTAAAGAGAGAGGTCTTTTGAGACACGACACACCTGATGCTATCGAAAGATTTGAGAATATGAAATATTAAGTTTCGGTTGCACTAACTTTGCTTCGAGTAATTCCATTTGCCTCTTCATATTCTGTTCGGATCACTGTTCTTGCTATAACAATATCTTCAGCAACAAATGCCGCTTGATCGTCTGATGTTGCAAAAACACGAACTTCAGTAAGTGTTGTTTCATCATCAGATTCAGTTCTTTCTAAAGACACAAACTTATTGTTATCTTCATAATTTGTTTTTTTCCAAGCATTATATTCAGAAACAGTAAGCAGATCACCAAAATCTACGCTCCCGGCTGCAATATTTTCATGATGCCATGCTGTTGATGTGTCATCTCTAACTACACTAAATACTACTGTCCAAGACATATAAAAACTCCTTTCATCTATTTATACTGCTTGCAATACTATATGATATCTATTTTCATCACTATTATTTTCTACACTATGCATATTATTAACATATAATTTATATATGTCTCCACTTTTGTAAGGAATATTGCCGTCAGGAAGAACTGTAAACTTACATCCCTTTGGAAAATTTATAGACATATTATAAATGTAAGGTGGAGCATATTTTCCATGAATGTGTGGCTTTAATTTACAACCTGGCCCAAATTTACATATCATACCATCTTTATACATATTTTTATTTTGTTCTAAAAACTCATATATTGTAGGAAAATTATCTTTAGTAGGTAATGCAAAAAATCTATCCCAAGGTTTATCAGGAGAATTATCTCTAATGTGATTTAGTTCATGTAATCTTTCTACATGATATTCTATATCGTTATTTAATCCTTTAACACAATCTAGTTCACTACGAACCCAACCCTTAAAGTTTTCACACTCATCAAACATATCTTTATGATTTTCTACGTGTCTATGATAGAAACATCCTTTAGATGTAACATTATAATCTCTCATTATTTTTTCATAACCTTTTCGTCTTTCATTCATATTGTAAGCTCTTCTCTATTAAGATGATTCAATATATTATCTCTAGTAATTACTGTACCATCTTCTTTTATTGCAAGAACATTGAACAATGGAGCAAAAGGTTTTTTATAGTGGTGCTGTATTTGATGATAATAGTTTAATGTCTTACCCCCATGATATGCATATTCTCTGTCTCCATATAAATCAAAAATAAAATCTCTAACCCATATCTTACCTTCTTGGTATCTTTTTAAATTAGCATTTCGCCCAGAATTATACCATTTATGTTTCTTATCTATGTGTAAATTTATTGCAAACTGTAAAACTTTTTTATCAAAAAATAAAGGTTGATAATTATCAATGTCTATTTTTTCACAAGAAATGTTTTGTAACATTCTAAATGATTGTGTTAAATATGTGTGTCTAGTTATTCCCCACCATCTATTCCAATTCCACTCCCAATTATCAGGATCATCAGTAGTTGGCACATCAGTAACATTTGACTCATAACCAAATTTAGAATCTTTATCCCGTTTGGCCTTTCCCATTATTAGTGTAAACCCGTCTGCACCAAATAATCTATCTGCTTCATTTCCTGTTGTGTATACATATTTGCTTGGGTCTGCAATACCAAATAAGTTATCTGTAAATTTGTAGTTTAAATCTTTTATTATTTCATTAAATAATTTTGGATAATTTTTAACAACTAAATCACCACCACCCATAATAACTTGCAATTGATCTTTAGGACAAACTTCATAAAAAGCAAGAAGTGTTGCAACACTATCTATTCCGCCAGAATAAAATATTTGAATTTGTTTACCCTTTTTAGATATTTCAAGAGCTCTTTCTAAAAGAATATCTTTAAACGATGGTAAATTTTCAGTATATTCATATTTTACATCAGGAAAATGTTTTCGACTCATATTAAAAACGAATTCATTTTCTCCCAACATATCATTTAAAAACCAATTATGAGGCCGAGAGTATTTGTTTAGATATACTTTTTCTTCATCTAATTTAAATTCAAATTCTTCTAAAAAATCTTTATCATAATTACAATCAAACTGGCGGTGTTCATTTCTAATATATGTCCACCAAGCATTTCTATAATCATCGTTGATGTAAAAAAACTTAGTCATATTGTTAGACAGTCCTCGTTCATATATTCCATAATATTGTGACGATTTACAACAGTTCCATCACTTGTTATGGCCAAAACATTAAAATTGTGCGTAATAGGTAAAGTATTTTGTTTTTGTACTTCTGGTTTCATATTAGTTTTTATCATAGAATATGCATAGTCTTTATCCCACTTTGCAATAAAATCTCTGATACACATCTTTGCTTTCAAAAAATGATCATCTTCTCCAAACCAATTAGTGTGCCATACCATTTTCTTTTCTATATGCATATTAATAGCATACCTCTCTATTTTTGGTGATAGAAAAAATGGTTGATAATTATTTAAATTAATTTTTTCACAAGAAATGTTTTGCAACATTCTAAATGATTGAGTAAGTAAAGTGTTGCGTGTGATTCCCCACCACTTATCTTGATTGTATTGCCATTCTGTATTTGTTTTTGTATATTTGTCTTCATTATAATATCTACCATGAGGATATCCTGTACTACCAAATAACCTATCAGCTTCACACCCTGTGGTAAATAAATGTTTGTTCGGGTTTGCTACACCATATAAATTTCCTAGTGAAAATTCATATGAAAGATGACCAACCATTTTTTTATATCCTTCTGGATAAATTTCTACAGGAGATTCATCACCCATAATTATATGTAATTGATCTGGTGGACAAACTTCTCTTAGTGCATATACTATTGCAACGCTATCAATTCCACCAGAATATAGTATTTCAATTTTTTTTCCCATATCCCTCATTTCTATTGCACGTTCCATCATAATATCTTCAAATGAAGGGAGATTTTCTGTGTATTCATAATATACACGTGGATAGTGAAAAGTATCCATATTAAACAACCATTGACTGTCTCCTAGTTTATCATTTAGATACCAATTTGTAGGCCTAGTATTTTCTTTTAGAAAATGTTCTTCTTCTTTTAACTTATATTTAAAATCTGATTTAAAATTATCATCAAAATCTTTCCACATTTTATCATAATTGTTTATATAATTAATCCAAGCATTTCTATAATCATTACTAACGTAAACGAATTTGGTCATAGTATTCCCATTGGTGAGGCTTATTATTTCTGTGTGTAAAGTGTACAAACTTAATATCTGGGTGAAACTCACCACCAAGAAATATATAGTCATTCCCTGTAATCTTCTGATATTTACGTGTGATCTGAACTTGCCATGTAGTCATACTTCTACCCACAATATCAGAGTCTACAACCCATCGTGTAAACCATTCTTTAGGTAGCGTGATAAGTTCTAATTGTTCTTTGACACTATCTTCAACAAAGTACTGTTCTCCATTGACTGGGCCCCTAGTAACACCGTTGTCAATATAATGTCTCTGCCACCCATGTATATCTTTCATAAACTTATCGTAGATATACTTGCAGTCCTTTGGATAATACTTAAAGAACCCACCGTTGATAGAGTATCCCTCTTTCTGTGTGTCTCTCCACCAGCCAGGCATAGCAAGAAACTGTCCTCGCTCTACAGGGTAATCAAATATCTTTTCATAGTCTCCCATGAGAAGAACGTCTATATCCATGACACATAATGGCTCATCTTGATCTAACTGCATACCCCACATCTTATTCCACTGTAGGGTAACACGATCATTATACGGTTCATGAATCCAATGTATATTATACTTAGAAAGTTTATCTTCTAAGTAGTCTTCATATTCGGGCCCATACTTATCTCCAATTCTGATACAGAGGATATCCATTTTCTCTCCCATTGTTTTGTAGGTTTAGTACCTTGAAACCAACAACTATTTGCATAACCTAATATTTCATGCAACCTCTCGTAAGATTCTATTAGTTGAGCAAGAGTGTAATATGCGTGAGACATATGATAACTGAATATATTACTGGTATCAAAGAACACATTTCTACCTCTAATCTTGTTTAGTAGTCTGGTGTAGTCTGGTTCAATAATATCCATTAACCAATAATCTACTTCTTGTTCATCTTTCATTCTTGCTTGCATCTCTCTGAGTTCTTCATGAGTTCCCATAGAACTTGTTCTCTGTGTTGCTGGAAAATTATCCGTATTATCTACCAAATTTTTATCTGTATAACCTCTAAAAATATATAGTTCTTCCTTTGACATATTCATCTCTACTATAGTTCTTTTCAAATCTATATTTTGTTGAACATAATCGTAGAATATAACTTCACCTTGAAAGTTTAATTTATCAACATATGCCTCTGCACTATATCCAGCCGTAGGAGAGAGTATAAGGTCAAACTTTCCTTCTGGTATTTTTGCCAAAGATTCTGTATTAAACATATAAAAAGATTCTTGGATTCTAGTCATAAATCTACTAAAATAGAAATCATTTTTATCTACATATTTCCATACATTCTCAATATCTATCCAAGTTTTATTATAATCTCTATAATAAGAAAATGCTTTTCTTTTTCTTTCTTCGTGAGTAAAATTTTGAATCTTTGGCCTATCTTTAGGTGTTAACCAAAAAGGAGTATAGTCATCATGATAATTATTTTGTGATCTTTTATAATGATCCCACTTCTCATCTAATGGGGGACAACCTAAAGTTTTCCACATATCCACATTTAGGTTTATATGCTGATGATGTAGGTACGCACTTTGACCTTTTTTCGCCATAATGTGGCCCTTTATGTATTCTTTACTCTCCACAAAATCATAAAAGTCTGTTATCGAGGTTAATTGGTTTGGTTGGACTTTTCTCTTTCCCCCTTCTACAAAATTGTTTCTCCACTTCGCAGATAAATCCTTTGTAGAACCTACCATATCAAATACCATACCAATAGAAACAATCATTGCATGAGAGTGATTGCATTTTTTAAGGAAATCATTTACCTCACTTCTATAACAGAATTGTACATCATGACCAACACTTCCTCCAGTTGGGCCACCAGATACCATAAGAGTAGTTGTTTGGCACTGTTTTTCTATGGAAAAATCCCAATCTTTTAATTTATCTGGACATACCACAAGGAAAAGTAGATGAGAAAATTCTTTTCGTATCTTAACATCTTTTGTTTGCTCTTTCCACATATTCACAAAATGTTCAAAACCTTCTACCACACATTCACCCTATAATTTGCAGTTTTTATACTGTCTGTAAACGCACATGTATTACTACATGGTTGTAAACAAGTGTCTTCTTTTTCCCAAGATTTTTGTAAGGTATCATAGAAAACATCTTCTAATATTTCTTTTAATGATTTATCTATCAAATTATTAGTCATGTCATAATAGTAATCATCATAAAATTTCTGTTTTCCTACTAACCATTTTGCAGTAGGAAGATAACAACATGGCCACACTCTGCAAAGATAATCAACATAAACAGAATTAACCTTTTGAAATTTACACACGATATTATCTATTCCTGTATGTTCAATTCTTTTATTTTTTTCGATCTCCCAATCTGACCATAAGTCTTGAGGTTCTAGAGTATACTCCTTTCCTTTATAGGTAAAATGATCTGCAACATCTTTTCTAAAAGAATACTGATAAGAAAACTTATCAAACCCATATTGTTTCGCAATTTTCTTTGCATCCTCTAGTTGGTGTTGATTATGTTTAAATATAATCATTCTCCATTCGGCCTTACCTCCACCTTCCATAAAAGATAGAGCATTTTCAATTATTTTGTCATAACTTGCATTAATACGATATAGACTTAGTTCTTCGTGTAAACCATCCAGACAGAAAACTATCCTACTAGTTTTATGTTTTTTATATAATTTACCCAACTCATACCACCACTCTTTAGTTTTTAGAGAGCCATTTGTACTCGTAAGTATTCGTGCATTTTTGCTAAAAATATATTCATTGATCTCAAAGAAATTAGTACTTGCAATATTCTCTGATACAGTTCCATAGAACTTTACCATACCGACATTACCAATATTTTTAAAGGAAGTCTTAAAATCTTCTAAAGACATTTCGTGGCTATCAAGTTTAGGTAAAGGGTTTCCACTTGTATCTGGATTCTTTTGCAATACTCCATCTTTAATTACATTACGAGCGCACTGAGGACACATTAAGTTGCACTTGTTATTTAATTCAAAAGATACATCTATAGGTTTAGTTAAATCTATATAACTCATCGATCACAAATCTTTATACATATATCTGGCCAATCTTCTGGTCTATTTTCTAACATATTAAAAAACTCTAACCACTCTTCTGAAAAAATAATTTCTTCTACACTTTCTACGTTATCAATCTTTAGATTTTCTGCATATAATTGAGAAATGCCTTTATGTTTTTCT